CTAGCATATTCTATTCTCCTTATATGTTGTAATAGGGATTAGGCACTGATGGTGCTTGTACCCCGAAGCTTGGGTTCTCACATCTGCGACAATCGCGCAGGTCAAAGTCAAGTATCTCGCCAGTGTTAAGCATGACTGTAAATATCTTGTTATGATCCATCCCGTAATCAGTAACGATAAATGCCAGCCCCTCACCCTTGGGTGTCATCATCCATAGTTCGGGATTAAGTTGAATCATTTCCACTGAGGTCCAGTCAACCAAGCCACCAACACCCAGCGTGTACCCCAAATTGGCGCACGCGCTCTATGCTCAATGTAGGATGGAAACCAGCAACCCGCACCTTGGTCTTGAATAAACCTAGCGTTCTCAATGTCGGCCTTAACCTGCAACCCACCACCCAAGTATTCAGTTGGCGCGGACAGATTGATTACGGCTGTAAGCTTTCGATCCGATCCAGTAAACGTATCGTAGTGCCACCAAAACTGCTGGAGTGGATTGTACTTTAGAATCTGCAACTGTTGCATGCCAGTAATATCAAATCGGTAATGTTCGGCGTTTACGGCCATAGTCAATTCGTTTACGATTGAGTAAAGCCACTTGTAGTGCGGAGCCATCGGAACCCAGCAAGACGAGCAACTTCTGGCAAACGATCTGCGCGTAGTGCCATCCTTCTTCATAACGGTTGCACGCTTCATCCCGATTACCTCCGCATCCTGGCGCAGCATCATGCACTGAGTGGGTGTCAACACGTAGCGGTCTACGGCTGCGGTCAAAACCTTCTGCTTAAACTCGCTCATTTAACTTCCTCGCAAAGCTCCAGCAACGCCTTATTCAGAGCGTAGCTAAAGCAGGCAACCTTGTCCTTGGCGATATGCTTGCGACCAGCCTGAGCCATTGCCTCAAAAAGCTCATCTTCAACTTCAACTACAATCTTTGCGGTCTTAAACTCCTCAACCTTAACCAGCTTAATGTCTCTAGTTTTCTTCTTCATAGCTCAAGCTCCTCCTTTATAAAATCAATCAGTTTTAATATGATGTATCCAGCGCAGTAAATTATTGAAAGGAAGATCCAACTGTAAAGGATAAACCAGCTAATTACCCACACGATGTCTTTTAATTCAAGTAGGCAAAGCATAGTCATTCTCCTTTAGTTTGCGCAGTAACGTCCGATTGTCGATCCTTACTCCGCTGGCTCTGCACCACCAAGAGACAACGCCAGTCTTGAAATCACGCAACAGCTTCTGCACCTCGTGGGAGTTTTTGTACTCCAGAGCATCGTTGAGTGGCACGCCTTGGTGGTCCTTAATTATCTTCATGCCCTTAACCATCCCTCGCTTGCGAAGCAGGCGCAGGTCACGGATGGCTTGCAACGCAACCTCACCAGCCAACTGCTGCAACCTCTCGTCATAATCACCACGACAAAGGTGCGTTGACCTCACCTACCCAACCCCACCAGCTTCGCCTCGTCTTCTTTGATCTGGCCAGCCAACTTAACCAAGTCGTTTGACTGCCCAGCGTAATGAATAATCATCGCGTCCTTGTAGCGGTCCAAACCAAAATGTGACTCCACACTGGTCATGCAGTTAAAGGACGGGTCAAGCTCGGTCAGCGGGATATTCCACAGGTGCGCCATGACGTTGAGCCAGGTCTGCTCGGCGAAGTGGTTTGGGTGTAGGCCAATGGGTGGCATTGATAAGATACCAACGGCCTTGGTATGAACCACAAACACGCCAGTGTTGACGTAAAACTTAGGCTCTATCACTCCTCCAAAAGCTCCAGCCAACTTGACCATCTCTGGCTTGCGATCCAGATAGGATCCTTCGTCAAAGGCGCAGAACACCCCAGCGTCATCGGAAAGCTTGGGACAATCGGCTGCAATTAAAACATCAGCGTCAACAAATGTCACCTGGTCATAGCCCTTAGTGGCCATAATGTTTCCAATGGCAGATTTAGAATACTGCATCGGATGGGTTAGGGGTTTGTCGATTAGAATGAAGTCAGTGCTATGGCGTTTGCAGTAATCCTCCATGCGTGGCCTAGTCAGATCCAGAATCTTTTGCCAGTCCTCACCAAACGATTGCGTTACCATTGCTTGTTTCATTTTTTCTTCCTCCGCTTCGGTTTAACTTCTTTCCATACATCAAACTTGTCATCCAGTTCTACCGACCAAAGCATCAGCGTCTTGTATAGTCCGTATCCAAGACCCGTACGTAAAAGCGTACGACTTATTATGTCGCCCAAAAAGTAGAACAATTTAGACAACGCCTGCTTCATTCTCTTGGATACTTATTGTTTCCATCGTGATCGCAGAACTTCTGGAACGATTTATCTGTTTCAGATTCATCGCTGTCGCTTGATTTGTCTCCATAGTTTGAGTAAAGCCAAGGGCGAGGTTTGCTGAAAAACTCATCCCAATCTTTGTCTATTTCTTCTTGGTTCATAGTCTTGGTACCTCTTTCTTTATTTGAGCCAACACAAACAATGTTCTTACCAGCGCACGCTCAAGGTGGTCAATACTTGTTTCACCATTATTATCAGGACAAGGCGTGGATTTGTGGAGCTGCATCTGCGCTGTGGCTAGGTGACGTACGGCTCTTGCGATATGGTAATCGTGAGTAGGCCGATCCTTCTCCAGCCAATCTCCGTAGCCAGACTTCTCTGATCCCTTGCCCATTACGCGCCAGACTATCTCTTGCGCAGCGTTACCCATTTCTTGGATTGTTGGAGGGGTCATTTCGCTAAACTCCTATAGAATTGATCCAGTAATCCTTCTAGCCATAAAACATCTGCTGGGTCAATCATAACTTCATCCCAGGAGGGGTGTAGCCCTTAACCCAAGCCCATACTTTCTGCATCGCGCAGAAAGCAATACCAGCTTGGTAGAGTTCATCTTCGTCCCACTGATGATGCTCTATGTATTCTGGATCATTGGATGCCAGAACAACTGAGACGCAGGCTGCTTTAGGATTCTCGCTTGCTGCTCTGTAAGCCCAAAGCTGTTGCGCATCGGTTGGATACCAGGGCGGGACGTTGTACTTCTTGTTAACCTTACGATTCTTTAGGTCGATAATAGCTTCACCAATACCGCGTAGCTTGACGTAGGCATCACACCTTCCCGCATAGCCTGCGCCGACAAGACCCTTTTCGCACCAGTAGGTTTTCTCGACATTCTTTTCTGCCCACTCGGTGAATGTTTTGATGTACGGAGCAAGTGTTTCATCTCTGGATACAGGTCTTCCAAGTAAGATGTTCTCCAACTCAACGTGCATGGCTGTCCCGTGCGATGCCGCTTTCGTTGTTTGTTCTTTACTGTCTTTAACGACTCTTTTCGCATATTCACCCAGATCCTCTCCTTCCTCTCTTGGTAGAGTTAATGCAGACATTATGGCCTGCTCAATTCTCCAAGAGACAAGTTGCTCTTTATGTAAAATTCCTTGCACGCTAGTGACCGACGGCAACAATCCCATCTTTCTAGCGTCAGCAACAGTTGTGTTTCTTTCCTTGCCATTCTTCCCCAGAATAACGTGGGCAGATCGCCCCTCGGCATCATACCAATGGCCGCTGCTTTCAACAGTGACCAATCTGGAATTAGCCGAGGAGCTATCCCACTTACTTGTAATAGTAAGTGCCATATAACCTAAAACGGAACTTGGTTGCCGTCTGCATCAAGCTCGACCTTAGTGGCCGTAGACTTCCCCGCAGCGGTCGCAAACTCTTTGGAAGCACGAATCTTCTCTTGCAACCAGTCGGGCATATCGTTGAACTGCCCAGCCTCACCCTGCTCGATCTCGTAGTACAACTGATCGTTAGTAGTGGTAGCTGGTGCTTTCATACCCTTGGGCAATTTGGATGCACCCGCAATGGCGCAATACTGCCTGCCCTGCTGGCTCGTCTTGTGGATGAGCGTGAGCATAGCTGGTTTGCCAAGAAGGTTCTTCAAGCTGAACGCTTGTAGTTCCTTGGAGGTAAAAGTTTGACCTCTCCACTGCTCAAGCAGTTTCCGCAAGCTTGCTTTCTCGCCAAGACTGCGGGTCTGCTCGATGGATACCACCATTGGCTTTTCAACCTTTGTCGTTTTGCCGTTCTCAACCACCTCAAACTCATCAGTCTGATCTGGCAACTCGAAGGTCAAGCGAACTTTAGGTGTCCACTTCTCTTGGTTATCCCAATTGGTTTTCTGATGGCCTAGATCGACTAGGCTGTAAAGAACGCCCACAGTAGCTCCCGCTTCTGGTAGTTTGCGCTCTTGTTTTGCTGATTCACTTAATGTTAGTGCCATGTTATTTCTCCTTTATTTATTTATTTGGGTTTGTTGTTGTTGGGGTAAGTTCGTCAAA